CTACCCGTGGTACCGAAAAGCGGCCTACTCACTCGACCCAACTGGCGTGACGATCACGGACAAGCAGGCGAAACGCTTCCGCGAGATCGAAGCCAAGATCGGCGTCAAGTTCACGCCAGAGCAACAGGCTTGGTGGGTCAAGAAGCGCCAGACGCTGCTGGGCGACATGGGGCGAGAGTACCCGGCCACCCCAGAAGAGGCATTCGAGCAGGCCGTTGAGGGCGCGATCTACGGCGAGCAACTGACCTACATCCGCGAGAACGGTCGGATCACGAGCGTGCCGTACACGCCCGGTGTGCCGGTCAATACGTTCTGGGACTTGGGCGCAGGCGATTCGACAGCGATCTGGTTTCACCAGCGTGTCGGATGGCAAAACCGATGGATCTACTACACCGCCGAGTTCATGAAGGGCACGGACTGGTGGTGGAAGACGTTGACTGAATGGGCGGACGCACACGAGGCTGTCTGGGGCACGCACTACCTGCCGCACGATGCAGAGCAGCACCGGCAAGGGCAGTCAGTCAAGACCATCAAAGAGCTGTTCGAGGACGCCGGCATGAAGCGCATCAGCGTGGTGCCTCGCATCGCTGACATCGAGCAAGGCATTGCACTGACCCGCAAGTCGCTGCCGGCCGATCACTGGTTCGACAAAGACGGATGCGCCGAAGGCATCAAGTGCCTGGACGCCTACCAGTACGAATGGGACTCGAAGTTGGGCCGCTGGAAAGACAACCCTCTGCACAACTGGGCATCCCACGGCTCGGATGCTTGGCGCCAGTTCCCCCAGGGCTACGTCGCCCCATCCATTCAAAACCCAAACAAGCGCTCAACGCAGCGCAACTGGAGAGTTTCATGAGCGCATCAATTCTCGGGCCAAGCGGCATGCCAATGGTTCAACTGGGCGGCGAGCGTGCCTGGTTGCAGCGCGTCAAGGGTGACATCGTGTGCTGCTTCCAATGGCTGGACCGCAGCGACATCGACCCAGAAGGTCCGCATCCCTGCATGGTCCTGTTCCCGGCTGTGCGTCGCATGGAGACGGGTGCCTATGTGATACCGCAGCGCAACGCCTACGCGTTCGCCGACAAGCACGGCAATCCCACACCTCACCTGTTGGGATCCGCGTTCAAGGCTGCCATGGACATGGGCTTCTACCCTGATTCCATGACCGTGCACCGCATCGTTGACGTGATCGTCGAGGGCTTGGCCGACCTCGTGAAGATGCCCAGTGAGCAGCATGCCGACCTCAACACGCGCAAGGCCGAGCACTTCGGCATCGAGGCCAGCGCCAAGGTCAACGGCCGCACGATCCATCAAGAGGTGCTGTGATGCTGTTCGAAGTGCGCGAAAAGCCTGAGCAAGCCAACGAAACCGAGGGGATCACGGAAATCAGTGATCCAAAGCAGCAAAAGCCAGACGAGCGAGCTGAACAGGAGCGCCGCCACGGCATCCTGATGGAGTGTCTACAAGACGAGCGCGACAGGCAGACCGAAGAGCGCCTGCAGATGGCCATCGACGCCGATTACTACGATCACCTGCACTGGCGCGAAGAAGACGCTATGACGCTGATCAGCCGAGGCCAAGCGCCCCTGGTGTTCAACGAATCGCGCTTGACGATCGACTGGGTAAGCGGCATGCAAAAGCGCATGCGCACCGACTACAAGATCATGCCGCGCAAGAAGGGTGATGAGAAAGCGGCCGAAACCAAGACCGAGCTGTTCAAGTACATCAGCGATGTGAATCTCGCGGCATGGCACGAAACCCGGGCGTTCAAGCAGACCATTTGCTCGGGCCTTGGCTGGCTGGAAGAGGGTGTCAGTGTCGATCCCGAGACTGAAACCGTGTTTTCGGGCTCAGAGTGCTGGCGCAATGTGTTTCGCGACAGCCGAGACCGCTCATTTGATCTGCAGACGAGCCGCTACCTGTTTCGACGCAAGACGACGGACGCCGATTTCGCTGTGGCGCTGTTCCCGCAGCATCGTGATCACCTTCTTGGCATTTCAAGCACGGATTCGGCTGGAGAGCAAGAAGACGACATCTGGTATCTTGGCCAGAAGCTGACTGGTTCAACCGATCTGTCTGTTGGAAGCAACCTGCCTGCGAGCTGGCGCGACCGATCGGCCTATATCGGTGGATCAGGCTACGCCGACAATGGCCGCCGCCAGCGCCTGGACCTGCTGGAGTGCTGGTACCGCGTGCCCATGAACGTCGAAGTGTTCGACTCCGGCCCATTCAACGGCAAGGTGTTCAACGCAGCAGACTGGCGTCACGTTCAAGCCAAGAGTGACCGCTATCCGCTGTACCAGACGGTAGCCTGGCGCATGCGCGTGATGATCGCGTCCGAAGACGCGCCGCTGTGGGACGGCCCGAGCCCGTTCCGGCACAACCGATTCTTGCTGATCCCGATCTGGGGCTACCGGCGCGAGCGCGACGGCATGTGCTACGGACTGATGCGTGGCATGCGCGATCTCAACGACGATCTGAACAAGCGCGCATCAAAGGCATTGTGGGCGGCGAGCTCAAACCGCGTCGTCGCCAAAAAGAACGCCGTTGAAGACGTCGAAGCCGCGCGTGACGAGGCCGCCCGCCCTGATATGTGGCTCGAAGTGGACAACATGGAGAGCATCCGGTTTGAGAAGCCGATGCAGGATCTGCAGGCGAACATGGAGCTCATCACGTTCGACCGCGAGATGTTGCGCAACATGGGCGGCGTGACGGACGCAAACCTGGGCCGAGACAGCCGGGCCCAATCAGGCGTGGCCATCGGCAAGGTGCAAGACCAAGGCACGCTGACAACCAGCGAACTGCCAGACAACCTGCGCCTTGCCAAGCAACTCGCCGGCCGCCTGCGCCTGAGCCACATCGAGCAGTTCATGACCGAAGAGCGTGTTGTGCGCCTCACCGGCAAGGCCAAGCCGCTCGAATGGCTGGAGATCAACAAACTCCAAGAGGACGGATCACGCCTCAACGACATCGCCGAGTCCGAGTGCGATTTCATCATCTCGGAATCCGACTACCAGTCAAGCTACATGCAGGCCGCACTGGTGTCGATCCTTGATCTGTTCGGCAAGCTGGCCCAATACGCCCCTCAGGTGGTGCTCAACACGCTCGATCTGCTGGTGGACGCCCATGACATCCCGAACAAGGAAGAGTGGGTTGCCCGTATTCGCGCCATCAACAAGCAGCGCGATGCCTCCAAGCCGATGACGCCAGAAGAGCAGGCTGCCGCACAAGCTGACAAAGCCAAGGCCGAAACGGCTGATCGAATCCAGATCCAGACAGCAATGGCCCAACTCAAGAAGTTGCAGGCCGAAGGCGAGAAGCTCGATACGGCCGCGTTGCAGTTGCGCATCCAGTCTCTGTATGAATCGCTGCAGGCCGCCCAGATCGTGGCCACGGTGCCCCAAGTGGCGCCCATCGCTGACGAGATCGCCAAGTCTGGTGGCTACGTGGACCAGGCCGGCACGAGCCCTCAGATACCTGAGCCTGGGCAACCCGTTCAGATGATGCCGCCGCCTCAAGCGCAGCAAGCCGATGGCGCGGCGAACGGCATCGAAACAATGAGCAACGACGGCGCCCAGCCGCAGCTCAATCAACCTCAACTTTGACGCGAAGGAGCACACGATGGGAACGAAGGACTACACAGAGGCCGATATTGCCGCCATGACTGACGAAGAACTGGCGGCGTATGAGGCCGAAGGCGAAGGACCGGACGGATCGGCGGCACATGATGATGGCGCTGACGATGCGGGTGACACGGCTGGCGGCGACACATCTGCTGCCGACACAGCCACCACCGATACAGCTGGCGATGATGCGGAAGACACCGAAACCGGGTCTGATCGCGAAGCGCCGTTCATTCCGCAGTACCGGCCCGAAGCGCCTGCAGACGCTGAAGCGCAGATCACGGCGGCGCGCGAGAGCATTGGCACTCTGAAGGCCGAAGAACGCGCAGCCTTTACCAAACTCATGGCCGGCGACTCGACGCCAGAAGAGTACGAAGAAGTCCGCGCCCGGGTTGATGCGGGCATCGAAACCGCTCAGGAAACCGTGACGGACTTACGCACCAAAGTGCGTGAAGCCGAGATGTTCGAGCGCGCCAACGCTACGGCCACTGAACAGGTTTTGAAGCGCGAATGGGACCGTGCCGTTGACCGCTTCATGACGGGTGCCGCCAACGGAGAAAGCATCGACTACCGCGGCAAGCCGGCGCTGCTCGCAGCATTCAACACGAACCTGCGCACCATCGCATCGAAGCAAGAAAACGCCGACAAGGATGCCGACTGGCTGCTGTCAGAAGCGCACAAGGCCACGAAATCAGACCTGGGCATCACGGCCACGCGGAAGAAGGTCGCTGATACCGATCCCAATGCGGCTCGACGGGTTGACAAATCCAAAATCCCTCCAACACTTCGTTCTGTACCTACTGCCGCTGATGTCTCAACAGGTGACAACGAGTTTGCACACTTGGACAAGCTCAGCGGCGAAGAACAAGAAAAGGCATTGGCCCGCATGAGTCCCGAACAGCAAGAGCGGTGGGCCAATGGCTGAAAAGAAAACCTTGGTCAAGAAGGTCGAATGCGGCGAGTGGTTAACGCTCGATGGCGGACGCATCAAGATCAAGGTGAAGGAAACGACCAGACGAGACGCAAGAATCGTTCTGGTCATGGACGAAGACGTCGATATTGGAAAGGATCGGCCAGGAATGGCCGAGATCGCCAAGCGCGGCATTTCGTAGGCGGTGTCGGACCGTCAAAATTTCGAGCGCAGGACGTGCTCTTCATCAACTTGATTGAAGGAGCATTTCCATGCGTACCGTTGTTGGCGTCAATGACGCACAAGCCGTAAAAAAGTGGTCCCAGCTGCTCGCTGTGGCCATCAACAAGTCCAGCTACTGGACCCGCAAGATGATGGGTGAGGGAAAAGAGTCCCGCCTGCCCATCCAGATGATCAACGACCTCGAATCCGATGCCGGTGACGAGATCACGGTTGATCTGCTCATGCCCATGAACATGGAGCCGGTGATCGGTGATGACACTTTGGACGGCAAAGAACAGCCGCTGAAGTACTACACCGACAAACTGCGCATCGACCAAGTGCGCGGCGGCGCCGATCTGGGTTCGCGCATGACCCGCAAGCGCACGCTGCGCAACATCCGCACGGACGCCAAGCGCGTGATGTCGGACTGGTGGAAGCGCCTGTTCGATGAGCTGTTTTTCATCTACCTGTCGGGCTCGCGCGGCACCCAAACCGGCTACATCTGGCCGGCGGGTTCTCCATTTTTCAGCGTCAACACGTTGAGCGCACCTGATTCGATGCACATCATGTACGGCGGTGACGCCACGTCGAAGGCATCGATCGCAACGGACGACGGATTCGATCTGCGCTTGATCGACCGAGCTGTGGCCAAGGCAGAAACGATGGGCGGCGATGGCAGCGACGAAATCTCGATGCTGCCGGTGGAAATCGAAGGCGGTGAGCACTACGTCTCACTGATGCACACCTTCCAGTTTGATGCACTCAAATCGAACACAAGCACCGGCCAATGGCTGGACATCCAGAAAGCCGCTGCCGCTGCAGAAGGTCGCAAGAACCCGATCTTCACGGGCGCCGAAGGCATGTACGCCGACGTGATCCTGCACAAGCACCGCAACGTGGTGGGCTTCAGCGACTACGGCGCATCGAGCAACCTGCCGGCCCGCCGCGCTCTGTTCCTGGGCGCTCAGGCTGCGTTCATCTCGTTCGGGTCGCCTGGCAACGGCTTGCGCTTCGACTGGACCGAAGAGTCGAAGGACCACGGCAACAGCATCAAGATCGGATCGAACTCGATCTTCGGTGTGAAGAAGGCCACCTACAAGTCGAAAGACTCGGCGGTGCAGCGCGACTTCGGTGTGTTCGCTCTGGACACCTACGCCAAAGACCCCAACACCTGATTGAAGGCCCGCCGAGTGCGGGCTTCTCGTCGTTCAACACGAATTGAAGGAGCGCCATCATGGCCAACATCGATACCAAGACTTTCACGGGCGTCAAGCCGATGCCCACCCCTGAAGACGCCGGCATCCGCTGGGTGTCGGTTGACGTTGAGTTTCCGAGCACTGCGCCCGCATCCGGCGATTTGATTCGCACCTGCAAGATCCCGGTCGGCGTGAAGGTCGTGGACTGGGCTGTGGTGTTCCCAGACATTGATAGCGGCACGCCCGCTTTTGCCACATCGCTGGGTGTTGTGAATGCCGGCGCAACCGATCTGGGCACTGAAGTCTGGGCAACTGGCCTCACCGCTGGTCAGAGCACGACCATTGCCCGCAACACGACCAGCATCGCGGCTCAGGGCGACTCGACTGTTGAGCGCGCCATTGCGTTCAAGGTCACGACCATCGCGGCCACCTACGCAGGATCGGGAAAGACCGGTCAACTGCTGCTGGCCCTGGTCGGCTAAACGATTGCTTCGCGGCAAGTTGGGGTGATGCCTTCGGGCACACCCCTTTTTTAGAACCTGGAGAACAACATGCTGATTCATGCCTATCCGCGCAAGAAGCCTGTAACCGTCGAATTGTTCGGCAAGAACTACAAGTTCGTCGCCAACGACAACGGCGACTTTGTGGCCGAAGTCAAAGAGCCTGAAGCCGTCAAACGCTTTCTGTCCATCTCGGACCACTACCAAGAGTACGGCGCACCACCCAAGGCCGATGGCGAAGCGGATACCGATCCCAATGCCCGCTTCTTGCTGACCAGTGGTGATGAAACCATCAACCTGCTGGAGCTCGACAAGGATCAGCTGTTGGCATTCGCCAAAGAGAACGACATCGAAGTTCATCCGAACGCCAAGGCCGAGACGCTGCGCGAACGCATCATTGCCGCGCTCAAAGAAGCAGCCTGATACGCCATGCTGGCCAGCGAGATCATCAACGACGTAACGGATTCGCTGCACGACAGCACGAATACCCGTTGGTCGCGCGCATGGTTGCTGGCCCGCATCAACGACGCTCAGCGCGCCGTGGTGATCGTTCGGCCCGATGCCTCAGTCTCCGTGCTGGATCACGCTCTGGTGGCAGGCTGGTCGCAGACTATCCCGGCCACGGCCATCCGACTGATGGAGGTGAAAGCCAACACGTCGGGGCGGGCCTGCCGACTGGGCAAGCGCGAAGACCTTGACATGGAGCGCCCGAGTTGGCGCACCGATACGCCGGCCACAACCATCCGGAACTGGCTTTACGACGTCAGAACGCCAAAGAACTTCGAGGTGTGGCCTCCGGCCGCCATTGGCGCATCTCTGAAGATTGCCGTTTCTGTGTCGCCTGCCGAGATCACAGCAGAGTCCAATGCGATCACGCTCGACGACCTGTATGCCGATCCGATCCGGAACTACGTACTGCACCGCGCTTTTGCGCGTGACTCCGAAGACGCCGCCAATCTGGAAGTGTCGTCGGCCTACTACGGCTACTTCATGCAGGCCCTGACTGGGCGAACCCAATCCGAGCTCGCTGCCCGGCCTGAGAACGCCACGATGCAGCGCACAAGCCCTGAGGGTCAAAGAGCATGAAGACCTGGGACGACTTCTTGCCCAAGATCCTGCCGTACGCGCCGGGCTGCCCGGACATCACGGCGCTGGAACGACTGAAGGATGCAGCTCAAGAATTCCTGGAGCGGTCCCGCGTGTGGAGAGTGTGGCTGACCATCACCACGACAGCTGCGCTCGATCTGTACACGCCGACACTTCCATCCGGAGCTCAACTCGTGGAGCTTCACTCAGCCACCCTCAACGGTTCGGGCATCGAAGTCGGCGTGAACCCAGATGACACACAGACCGGATTGCCGAATCTCGTCTACACCGAAGACCTAGTGAAAGTTGGTCTGTATCCGATCCCAAGCACGAGCGGGCAGATCGCCCGGGTGCGCGCGTCCCTGACAACCACCGACGCGGCGCTTGGCGTCGAAGACTTCTTGTTCGAGCGCTATGCAGAAACCATCGCATGCGGCGCGCTCTACCGGATCTGCATCACTCCTGACAAGAGCTACACGAATGTTGGCCTGGCCGCCGACAAGATGAACGCGTTCGAGCGTGACATCGCCGAGTACGCGGCGGCCAAAAGCAGAGGCAACACAAGCAAACCACATCGCGTCAGATCACACCTGTTTTGAGGTAGGCCATGGCCCAGCTTTTCACAAACGACGCACGCAGCAAGCTGACTGGACCGATCACATCGACGTCGCTGTCACTGCTGATTGACCCGACCGACCAGGCGCGCTTTCCGGTTGCCACCGGCGGCGACTGGTTCAAGATCAAGTTGGAGGACGCATCGGGGAACATTGAGTATGTGCGTGTGCAGCGCGCATCTGGCTCCAGCACGCTGACGGTGGCCAGCACTGGTGAGCGCGGCTACGAAGAACCCACGAAATTCCCGGCCGCACCCTGGTCTGCTGGAGCGACGGTTGAGCTGATCGCCACCGCGGCCGACTTGCAGGCATCTCTGGCTCACCCGTCTGTTTCTACGGACGCGCACGACGCCTCAGCCATTAGCTTCACCCCGGCTGGTTCGATAGCTGCAACAGAAGTGCAGGCGGCCATTGAAGAATTGGATGGCAACTTCGCAAGCTATCTGCGCAACACGGCTGGAAGCTGGATCAACGACGCAGACGGCGCAGCGCGACTGTTCTTCACCAATACCGGCGCGACGATCGTGAGGGGTTACGGCGCAGCGCCATTCAGCGTGCAGAACGCTGGCGGCTCCACGGTCTTGCAGGTTTCGAGCACGGGCGTTTTGACGACGGGTGCGGATGCGTTGGCAAGTGGTGATCTAACTCGACTTGGCCAGGTACTGGAGGGAATAAAACAAGCTGTACCGCCAGGCTCGCCCGGCCACTTCTATGACACCGTGGCTCCTGCTGGATGGGTGGAGGCTCGCTCTGATAACACCATCGGTTCGGCTGCGTCTGGCGCGACACGCGCCAATGCTGACACTGCCGACTTGTACGCCAAGGTTTGGGCGGTCACGTCTAACGTCATCACAACCTCAACCGGAGCTGCAACTACACGGGGTGCATCGGCTGCTGCGGACTTTGCCGCCAACAAGCGCTTGGCACTACCTGAGTTGAGGTCGACGTTTATTCGAGCGCTAGATAACGGACGCGGTATTGATGTCGGTAGAACGCTCGGCTCGGAGCAGCTAGATCAGTTCGAAGATCACGTTCATGGCCCAAGCGGATTCGATTTCATGACACAGGCTGGAGCCATCTTCTACCCTGGCGGGGCAGGCGGGAACATGGGTACAGCTCACACGACTGGTGGTGCTGCTTCAGGCAAGGCCGGCTCAGAGACAAGGCCGCGCAACATTGCGCTTTTGGCATGTTGGAAACTATGAAGACCTTCAGCCTCTGGCAAAAACTCAATCCGTTCTGGGCGCTCTTCGGCAATGCCGACGACGGGCTTTTCGGAGATGCCGTATGGCAGGCGGGTCGTGCTCGCACGCCGTGGCTCGCGGTGCAGTGGTGGTTTCGCAATCCCTTGCACAACCTGTTCTTCTACGTGATCGGCGTGCGCGATCGTGTCTTCACGTTCGAATTCACGCAGGGCACCGGAATGGAAGCCATGGGCGTCATCAAGGGTCGCGTGATCTGTGGCCGCTGGCGCCTGCCATTCATTGGGTACCGATCGCCGAAGTTCGTGGCCTACGCCGGCTGGCGCCCAAGCGGCGCGTTCGGGTTCAAGGCTCACCCCATCAAGGCCAAACCAAAAGGCTGAACCATGACCACCATCGTCATGTCCGGCTTCAAGGCAGAAATCCCACGCCTTGACAGAAAGTTGCTGCCGGCATCGCATGCCAGCCAGGCGATCAACGTTGATACGTCTGGCGGAACTATCGATCTGATGCGCGTTCCTGCTGCAGTCTATGAGTTGCTGACGGATATGGTCATTCGGACCATGTACCACTATGAGTACGATGGGACGGCCTACTGGCTGGTTTGGGACCGAGACGGCGTGGATGTGGCGCTCTCAACTGTTGCTCAGGATACGGCTGGGCGCGTGTACTTCACTGGCGACGGTGAGCCGCGCATGACAACGTATGCCGATGGCATATCCGGTTCGAGTGGGCCATACCCGGCGCTGGCATTTGTGCTGGGCGTGACGGCGCCAGATACCAAGCCAACAATCACACCGCCAATCGGTGGGACCACCGAAACCCGCACGTATCTCTACACTTTCGTGACGGCGCTTGGCGAAGAGTCCGGCCCGAGTCCGAGTGAAACGGATTCTGGTGACGCGGCTGGAACCTGGGCGCTTTCCAATCTCGACACGGCACCGCTGAGCACCGGATCGGTCACATCGACGGCCACCGGCACCAACACGGCGACCATCACCATTGGCAGCACGTTCGGATTGTTCGTCGGTGAAGAATTGGTACTGGCCGGAACAGGCGTCACAGGACTGGATGGGAAGCGACCGATTGTTTCTCTGACATCAACGACGGCAACATTCAACCTGGCCGGCGCAACTGGGTCAGGCACGGGCGGAACCTGGACGCGTGTAGCAAAGCACAACACGACCGGCATGCTGAAGCGAATCTACCGCACGGTAGGCACCAGCACGACTTACCGCATGGTCGATGAGATCGCCGCGGCAACCACCACGTATAACGACTCAATCACAGCAACAGTCGTAGCGGCGAACCGAGAGCTCACTAATCTGGAGCCCAACACCCCGCCGAAAGATTTGCGCTGCCTGATCAATCTGCCGAACAACTGCCTTGCTGGTGTCAGCGACGAGTATGGTCTGTGCATCAGCGAGATCGAGAAGCCGCATTCGTGGCCGATCAGCTACCGCTACACCAGTCCATCGAAGATCGTTGCTCTGGTCGCGTCTGGGAACGGTGCAATCCTGCTGACAAATCATGGGGTTCGGTATGCCACCATCCCAACGCCTGGATCAGCGTCATTCAACACTATTGGAAGCCGGCCGTGTGTTTCCAAGACGGGCGTAGTATCGCTAGACGGCGGCGCGTGCATCTACCCGTCACTTGATCTTCCTCACCGGGCCAATTCTGGAACCACAGAGCCGATCTGCGCCGGGTTGCTGCAGCGCGAAGAATGGAACACTTTGACGCCCTCGACGATCAAGGCGGTGCTGTTCGATGGCTACTACATGGCGTCCTATCTGAACGCTGAAGCCGAAGTGAAGATGTTCCGCATCCCACTGGTAAGCCAGGACTGCCTGGAGCGCATCGACTTCTCACCGGACGCGCTTCATGTATCGGCGATCGACGGGAACCTGTACTTGGCGAAGGGGAAAGAGGTTCTGATCTGGGGCAACTCGGAAGCTGGCTTTCTCGTGTCCTCATGGATCAGCAAGCTGCACCAGTTGGACAGGCCGACTCATTTCAGCCACGCCAAGGTGGATGCCGACTATGGGGCAACCTACTACAACTCAATCTCGTTCGACATCGCCTACAACGCCAGCTTAATGGCTGACCCAAAGAATCTCGACGGCGCCATCGGTGCAGCACCGGTTGGCACCATTGCCGTCGGGTGTTCGCGTCTGCGAAGAATTCGAGCGTACGCTGTACCGAATGTGTCGTTCACGATCTACGACAAAGACATGAACGTACTGTTCGCGACAACAGTCACGAGTGCAGACCCATTCACTTTGCCGGCAGGATTCGAGCATCAGAGCTATCTGTTCGGGTTGTATTCCAACATCATGATGCGCAGCCTGGTCGTGTCCACCAGCATGCGAGAAATGAAGGCAGCTACTCCATGAATGAGCGCCTGGTACCGGTCAACAACGGGCAATCAACGGAGCCCAGTGTTCAGCAGCACATGGAGGCGGTTGCGCACAACTTTCGCGTTCTGGGCGGGCAGCTGCGGGACTCGGAACGCCTGACCGAATTGCTCCCCACGGCATCGCTCTCCGACGTGATCAATGCCCTGAACATCATCATCAGGCGGATGAATTCAGAGCGCACGGGTTGACTTTCTAGTGACGTGGCTTACGGTTTCATGGGTACGGCAGCAGCACCATGG